TAACCTGCTCGCTTAATGCTTCGCTATACATATAACGAATTTTAATTGATGTTTTAGAATTGGATGTAAAAAAACCTCCCGAAGGAGGTTAACGCATCGATGCCTCAAAGCAACGTCCCGAACAATAGCCTTCGTGGTCTATTGGTTCTCCGCATTCATAACATTCGTGTTCTTTGTCTTCCGTGTAATAAAGTAAATGATTCATCTTGTTGTTTTTTTCAAATATATTAAGAAATAATGTATTTTCCCGCATTAGGGTTTTTAAGCTGATACATCACGCTATATCGTCCAGCATCAATGCAATGATTATGGTCGTCTATTGGTGTCTTGCTCTTTCGTTCCAGCCAACAGTAGTTGTTTAGTTCTTTGATTAAGTTTGTCGAATCTGGGTCAACTATCAAATCATAATCCTGCATTAAGGCTATACCTCCTGTGATGCTTCCTTGTCCTTTAATTGCTTCTCGAATGTTGCAATGTCGCTTTAACTCGTGAATTAATCTAGGTTCAGCACTATCGGCAATAATCAAAGCATCCCCAGCGTGCCTTCTGTTTAAATCCGCTATGACGCTAGTTGTCAACTTATGAAGATAGAAACACTCCCTTAAGTATATTCGTTTATTAGCCTTATCTATATTCGTTTCTACAAGCGTTGTTGCGTCGTTGGCAAATCCGAAATCCTGACCAAACACACTTACACCTATGCGCTTAAACTCACCTAGTTCCCAATTAGTAAATATTACGCCTTCAGCTTTCTCCAGCCAACCACCCAAGATTTGATGCTTAAACTTCTCTGGGCGATGAACCTTCATCTGCTCTATCTGGTTAATGAATGATTCATTGAGATTAGCAATGTTGTCTAAATAGGTAGAATGAATGTATGTTGTGTCTTTTTTGGTCAAGTTACTTCCCGGTTGCACACCTTTACCTTCAAAGAACCTTTGATAAATAAAATGCTCCTTTGTGGTTGGGTTGAGAATCAAGATGACTCGGTTCTGATTCTTCTTTGAACGAATTGAGAAATCAATCACATCAAATTTCTTCTCGTCTGTCAATTCCTCCGCCTCTTCTAACACCCACGTTGTAACACCTTGAATGGATTTTAACGATGCTGTCTGGTCGCCACTACTCGTTTTAATTCCTTTGAATATAATCTTGCTCCCCGTTTGTGTGTTTATAATCTCGTCCTTGGTTACGTGAAAATATCCTTCCAAGCCCAATAGTTCAATCTTTTCTAAAAACTCCGGGATAATAGATATAGCTGCCGACACTAACGTGTAACGCGTAAATAAGATTACGTGTTCTTTCTCGAATGTCAGCAGAAGAATCAAAATAGATACGTTGAATGATTTGCCCGATGCCCTACCTCCTGATACTATGAAGTAACGGCTATCGGAATCAGCAAACACCTCATATTTCTTTTGAACGCTAATCAAACTTTAGCAACTCTTTGAAATTGATGTTCAACCCATCAGAAGATAGCGTAACACTTTCTTTTGGCTTGCCAAATCGATAGTTAAAGTATAGCTGGATAGCACGCATATCACCGTCTTTAATCTTCCCACCTAAAACACGAATAGCATCATCGGAATCAATAATAGCATCTAAACGTTCTATTAGCTTACCTTCCTCATCTTTAGGTTTTCTTCCGGCAAACCCCTTTGTCGAATGCCCGCCGTTATTCTTTCTTCCATCCATAATTAAAATAGATTAACTAATTAATTTCAATAGATTTTATCTATTATACGAATATAGTTACTATTACGGTTAGCAATGCTCCTATAAAACTTACTAACGTGAATAGTAATGCGTCTTGAATTTGTTTGTTGCTACGTCCTTGGTTCATCCTTGTAAATTTAATTTCTTCATTATGTTTTGTGTGCCGTGCTTCCATCCTAATCCATAGCTATCATCTAATGCAATAGATTCTTTCTTTAATGCTTCTTTAAGAATGGAGTGCCACGTTAGTTTGTCTTTGTCTGTGTTCCAAAGCCTATCAAATAGTTCTTCTACTGGTGTTTTCATCTCTATTAACATTTTCGTTATATCTCATAATAGTTTATCCATACGTTTTGTATTCGTTCGTTAGAACATACTCTTACCCATAATACTCTCGCGCGTGTCCTTCACTTAGTAATGTTTTATTGATGTTTAGTTCTCCTATCCTAATAGTACCAAGACATCTTCCATACTTGCCTACGCCTAATGATTCCAATTCAAACTCTCGGTCTCGTAGTAATTCTGTTAATCGTGTCTTAGCCGCAAATCCTCTTGCCTTCTCTTCAAGGTCTTTGGTTCTCGTTTCTGGCGTGTCGATGCCGTATAGCCTTATGGTTACTTTCTTCCACGTATAGAAGCCTAAATCAACCATAGCCTCAATAGTATCTCCATCTACTATGCGAATTAAAGATGCGTTGTAGTAGTACATTAGTTATATTTTGAGTGCCAATCCATTAACGCATTAACTAACTCTTCATAGTCGGTGTAATCCTCATAAGGAGAGCAATCAATATAAGCATCTAATATTTGTTTTAACTCATTCTTCATCAATCACAAATTACTGTGGTCTTAATCACATCAAATGTACCATCTTCATACCAAATCGTCTTGGTGTAGTTCTTGTATTGCTCTGGCCCATTCCAGCTACTTGAGTTTATTAGAACCCACTTAGCACCTTCTTTCTTGTACACTTTCTGTGTGCAATTATTTTCTTCTTTCTGACAACCGAATGTTGCTACTGCTACTAATAATAATGCTACTTTTTTCATTTTATATATATTTAGTTTTTGAGATAAACATTATTTTTTTTCATAAAAGATGTTGTGTGTAATTAATCTACCTTTAAAATATATTTACATTCGTAGTATTTTATTCCTGTATAATTACGTGTATCTCCAAGGTCTAAACCAACATCAAAGGCTTTTACTATTTGCTCTTTTTCAATTTCCTTTGCCATTGCAATTACACTGTTCATTATAACTGAGTCTTTAGGTATCCATTCGGCACGTTGTAATTCATCAACAAACCAATCTATCGCTGTTTCTTTCATTTTATTTAGTTTTTGGGATAAACATTATTTTTTATTTCATAAAAGATGTTGTAAGTAATAAGCCTACTCCTGCCATTCTCCAAGTATCAGTGTAAGGGCTTTCATATCGTCAAGTGTCACGGGCTTACAGTTCAGTTCTGAAATAGTCAAATCGCAAGTAAGTAACTTATCGCCTTCATAGGTAAATTCCACTTCTAAGACGCCATTAGCATATCTATTTGTATGATATTGGTCGTGTTCATATTGTTGGGTCAGCTCAAAACCAAGCCCTTTTAATTCATTTTCTGTCATTCTATTAAGTTTTTGTTTGTTTGATACTTTTGTGCTATTTAACCGCACTACTGAATCCGTCGTTTTAAATCTATTAGAATCACAAGTAAGATAGTAGCCCACCATATAATGATGAACCATTTGTCTACCCACTCGTCAAACTTCCTCATACTATTTCCTCTTGCTCTCGCCTTTGTGTTTCGTATATAGCCTCTACAAATGGATATACTGCTTCTGCTGATTCAGGTGTAAAATTCCTTACCATATGCATCAAGTAAGGCAGCTTGTTATTCATATGCTCAAACTGAACTTCGTTAGCCCAATTTTGAAGATTAGGTGAAAATCTTAAATACACCTCGTAATTTTTAAGCGAATGGATAGCCGTTGAATGGTCATATGCTTTCTTGTTCTTTTTGTAGAATCTTGCTATGTCACACAGGGAGAAGTTGTATTGGTTGTATAAGTACCAGTTAAAAAGTGAACGTGCTTCTATCGCCTCTCGCTTTCTGGTATTTTCAAATACATTCACACCCGTGATTCTTTTAATCTTCTTTGCTAACACATTTGCCTGTTCAATCTTCATAAAGTATCTTCTATGTAGTAATCATCTAAACTCATTTCATCCTCAAAGAACATTTGGTATCTTTCTATTCCTTCTCGTGTCTTAGCACGTCCAACAAGGTAAAACTCCTCACTAACGTGAAATACACCTATGTCCAATGAACCTTTGTCTAACACCAAGAACGTGAAATCCTCATACGACATCCCGAATATTTCGCAATAGATATAAACCTGAACGTCATACCCATATCGCTTTGCGGAGAATGGAAATGATTTAATGTCCGATGTGGTTTTTAAATCAACAATTCGATTAGGTGCTATGATGTCTGCCTTACCTCTAAATGGATAGCCATCTATCTCTCCTACTGTTGGTTGCTCGAATGCCGCTCCAGCAAGATAAGACACAGCAGTTTGGTTCTTTAGAAATGCATCCGCCATACGTTCTGCTTCGTTCTTCTCCTTAATGGTAAACACACGACCGTGTGCTTCTTTAGCTTCTTTATAAAGCTTTGTATTCTTTGATTGCACATCCACAAAGATTTGCTGGTCAAAGATTTCAGGTTGCAAGATAGCTGTGTGAAACAACCACCCGGAGCGGAATGCTTCTGAATCTTCCTGTCCGTACTTCATCACGTACGCAAACGTCTTGGGAGAATCTAAAAGTAATTTAATAGCACTACTTGATAGTGCCATCTTCGACAAGTCACCATAGTAGAACTCATCATCGTGCAGGTAGTCTGCGTAGTCGCTAGATAGTGTTTGTAGTTTCATTTGTTGAAGAGTTTAAACATTGCTGACACATCACTACCACATCCATACCAAGCTGATAGACTCGCCACATCTTGAAGGGTTAAATCAAATATAAAATGTTTGCTCTTCAATGTTTCTTGAAGACTTTCAACACCTAATGGATATTGCTTAATTCCGTCGACAAGTACCTGTCTTTGTTCTTCTGTTAATTGCTCGTAAAGTGTTTTCATCTTTGTTGTTTTTATTTAAGCAAAGATAATAAACAAATGTTAATAAGCAAGTTTATTTTAACCTTTCTTTCCATTGTGTGTAACACACGGCTAAGCGTTGTTCTTGGTCGGGGAACTCGGCAGCTTCACTCATACATCTTTGAATGAAATCTTTTTGGCTTTCGGTGGGTCTTGGCTTTGGTAATGGCATCTCTAAAAATATTAATCGTTATGCTTCCTATGATAGTGTAGGCTAAGTCTTTGTTGTCGAATCCTGTTCTGTTAATGTCGTAAGTTTCTTTTGCTATACCAGCTATCGTTCCTGCTGCAATCGAATATAAAACCGCATTCTTATCTTTCTTTGTTAGCTCGTATGTTAGCCCGCTGACGGCAGATCCGGCAGAAAAGTGTAATATCTTATCCGTTTGTCCAAATCCCAAATTTCCTATTAAAAAAGTGAACGCAATAACTTTTTTAATATTTGTGGGATAGTAGGCACCAGTAAGAATAGAGCGATTATTCCGCTTAAGATGAGTATAGGCTTCCAAGATATTTTAGTTTTGATAATCTTTTCTTGTTCACTAATCAGTAAACTTTTCTGTTGGATTGTTTCCTTTAGACTTGAAATAATTCGTTCTTTCTGCCGTACATCGAATGTTAGCTGGTTATCCTTGATTTCAACGATTATAGTATCAGTATCTCTTACGTATATCCTTTTGAACTCCGTAGCAATCGAATCCTTGCATATCTCCGGCACAATCATTACGTCGTTTAAGAGCGGTGCTTTGATTTGCTCAGTCCTGATAAATAGCGAATCGCTTTTCCTCACCTCCAAAGTGTGATAGGTCTTCTTACCGCAAGAAGCTAAAAGTACAGTTAATGTTAGTAGTATTGCTCTCAATGTGTTAGCGTTATTTCGAATGTTATTGGTTTGTTCTTCTGAAAGTAGAACTTAGTAAATGCTCCACCCAAATGTTTAGGCACACCTATTCGTTCTGATGCCCATCCTTTACCTTCTGCAAATTCCTCCTTGTACGTACCCGTCTTTACGTGCCATTGCTTCTCTATCTGAACCTTATTCGCCTTACTGCTCATCTTATACCTCGGTT